GACATGCAGTTCTGAAAGACTTATTAACAGTAACAGTAGTAAATGGAGTTTCAGGAACTAAGAATGCAGGATCTAGTTTCTTTGCTGCTTCCATTTGATTATTGTATCTCCATGGCAACAAGTCTTTAAAACCTTGCGCAAGTTGCTGAAGGAATGGATATGCCATGGCAAACTTTACTGGTTCACGAGCAGTGTAAGATGTTGCACGACCATAAGGAATACGTGGATAACGATCGAACCATCCAGCAATACCAGACATAACACCATTGGCATAGGTAGTTGCACAAACATATGCTTTCTCTACTCGTCTGGCTTCAGCAATCATTTCAGATGCATCTAATTTACGAACTTTCTCGACCCATTCATTGAAGACAAAATTGTCTTTCTTAACTGCTTGAATACCCCAAACATTATTTCGTGTAGATGGTTTGTCAGTCTTACCTTGATGTTTGGCTTTAATGGCTTCAATTGGATCTCCATCCAAAGATGCTTTTGGGTTTAAGAAGTAGTCGATAATTTCTGATTCATATTCAGTGACCCATTCACGATTACCCAACTTCTCTGCTCTTGGTCCAGCAGCCATACCTCTGTTCTGAGTTTCAGTTGCAGCCTCACGCAAACCAATGTATGCTTGATCTTGTTGTTCCTTCGTAAAATAATTCTTACGGAACTTCAGAACAATCCTTTCTTCAGAGTATGTCAACTCTGGATGTCCAGGAATTTCTGGCATATAAACATCACAGTCCTCTTCAATGAGGAAATCATAATGAGACTCATCAGGGAATTGACCCAACATATGAGTCATATCATGTTTCTGTTTTGCTACGATTACCTTAGTCATATTCTCTCCTAAAACTTAAATCCTTCGAACGACTCTGCTTTTTGTCTGCGACCAAAATTACTCTTGTCAAACATTGGTTCATCGTCATCACTCTTTCCTGAATCACTCAGCGTTTGTGCCGATGCTTCTACATCATACAGTTTCATCTTCGCTCGATCAACTCCAATAACAAATCTCTTATAGAATCCTGGATCGTTATAGCGATTCTTCAACTGTTTAACAATAATCTGATTCAATCCTTCCAACTCTTCATTGCTGACCAAAGCAAACATAAAGTCAGCTGTCGCTGGCAAACCAAAAGATTCAGAGGTATCTTCAAGTCCTGGATCCGAGTTTGTGAATCCAGAACGAGTCGTTTGAGTGGCTGATACAATCGGAACATTATATTCAACTGCCAAACCTCTTAACTCTTCTGCAATGCTCTTAATATATGTATAAGAGTTAATACTTCCACCTTGCTTCATTCGTTGACTCGCACAGATGTTTAGATAGTCAATGAAGATGATATCAGGTTTGAATTCTCTTTTCAACTTTAGTTCTTCCAGCAATGCACGGAAGTGACCAGAGTGAGCACCAGCAGTTGGATACTCTTTGACGATTAGTTTGCCAGTAGTCTTACTTGTAATCTTGGCAATACGACTTTCGTAGATATCCCTGTCAATAACTTTCAATTCATCCATGGTTAGGTTCAGAAGATTCGCATCAATCCTTTCAGCGATTCGCTCTTCTGCCATTTCCATAGTTATGTATAATACATTTTTACCTTGGACTAAACAACCAGCACCCACGTGACACATAAACAAAGACTTACCAACACCAGTGCCAGCAAGACAGATATTAAGTGTTTTCTTTGAAAGTCCACCCTTAGTGATTTTATTGAACATGTCAAGGTCGAATGGAATCTTCTCTTCCACCCTGTGATAAAAATCATACCTTTCATTGTGGTCATCAAGATAGTCGTGACCAATATGATTATCAAATGAAACGGCAAGAGCATCAGAAAGAATAGATGGGATAGCGTCTTGCGTGTGTTGCTTGTCGTTGCCGTCAATGATTCGGATTGCCGAAAGAACCCCATTATAAATTGCCCTATCTTTACAAAACTTTTCAGTATGTTCTAACATCCAGTCTTCATTGACTGGCTCTTGACTCAATGTACCGATAAAATCGCCAAGTTCAGCCAACTCTTTATCGTTGAGATCTTTCCTATTGCTAACTTCAATCTGTAGGATTTCTTTAGATGCTGGTTTGTTATACTTCGTGAAGAAAGAAACAATCTCGTCTGCGAGGATTACTTCTTTACGATCTGCAAAATATTCTTTCTTGATAAATGGTATTACTTTACGACAATAGTTCTCATCAAATATCAGATTGCTCAGAATCTTTTGTTCTATTCGCATCAATGTCTGTTCCGCCTGTATATGTTAAATTGTTATCTCTGACACCTTCATGGAGCAATTCAGTTAATATGTCACCGATGTATTTCTCGAATGGTGCTTTATCTGATAGTGCTTTATCTGCCCAATCAAGAACTTCATATTCAAAATGTATAGTGGCAATTTCTTCGTCTTCACCAAGTGTAACCTTACCGTAAGTATACATTATACCTGAAAATGGTTCTTCTGTCAACTTAATTGCTTGAAGGTCATTGTGTTTGTTTTCCATTACAACATAAGGTTTATTCATCTTCAAACTCTAATTCTTCCAATGCTTTATCAAGATCGTCTGCTTGAATCATCTCTCCTTGACCCATTGAATATTTGTTCTTGACATAATCATAGAATGTTTTATCTGTAAGAAGTGGTAACCAAAACTCTTTAGTATCAGTATCTTTCAAACGATATTTCTTTTCTTCTACTTCTCCAGTAGCAGGATCACATTTTGCATACCAACCATTGGATGGTTTGACCACATGTTTGGACTCAAGAGCAATATCAAGCAAACCACTCCACTTACTAAGACCACCATCAAAAGATACGCTAACAGGTATCTTAGATTTTTCTTTAACATAACGACTCTTCTCAACATTAATAATAAAATTGTAACCAGTCAATTCTGTTCCATCTTTCTCTTGCTGACGACCAAGAATGAAAATGTTATCAGCTGAGTAATAAGAACCAGTTCCACCACCAACGATATCCTTTGGATATAATCCGATCTCTTTATATGTATGATTCACTACAACGAGTGGAATATCTTTCATTGATAGATGAGGTGTGACCATACGGAACAAACTCTTCATTTGTTTTGCACGACTCATATCAGCAACTGCTTTCTGGTCTAATGCATCTTCAACTTCTTTCTTAGAAGCAAGATTACCAATAGAGTCAATAACGATAATCAAATGGTCACCACGCTCTACATTAGACAACTGTTGCATAATATCAAACTTTAATTGTTCAACATCTGTCACAGGAGTATGAAGCACACGCTTAGTATCAATACCAAATGTATCGAAGTAAGACTGTGGAGTACCAAACTCTGAATCATAGAACAACAATGCTGCATCTTCATACTTGTCCAAATACGACTTAGCCATTAACAAAGAGAATGCAGTTTTAAAGTGTTTGGATGGACCAGCCCACATTGTCAATCCTGGAACTAATCCACCATCAAGACGACCAGACAAAGCCACATTGATGATTGGGATTGAAGTAGGAATCATATCCTTCTTAGCGAAGAACTTAGACTGCGCAAGAATTGCGGAGTCTTTGATTGTGCTGTTCTTTTTGATTTTATCTAGTATACTCATATTAACCTTTCAGGAATTCTAATAATTTTTCTTCAGTTAGTAAACCAACACTTCGTTTTATTTCTTGATTTTTATCATCAACTAATATAAGAGTTGGAACAGATCGAACTTTATAGTCTTGTGTCATAAACATTTCATTATCAATATCATATTCTTCAATTGGAATATCAATCTTGTCTTTTGCATTATTGATAATCATTGTAAGTCCTTTGCATGGACCACACCACTCGGCATAAAATTTTAACAGTTTCATTTATATCTCCTATTATACATTAACTTTTATTGCAAGGCAACTATGGATTGTTCTTGGAATGTGGAACATCAAACACAAATGTAATTCTAATTACATCACCAACATTTTGTGCACCATGGGACAGTTTATTGTTAAACCAGATTAAATCTCCAGCCTCAATTCTCACTGTTTCTCCACCCACAGTATAATCATATGCACCTTGTATTGCAAGATGATATCTGTCTCTGGTTTGATAGTATGTTCCAATATCAACATGTTGCCCAACCATTCCACCAATTGGTAATGAAAGGAATCCACATCTATCAAATTTCTTAAAGTTGCGTTTTAAGAATCCAACAATCTCTGTATGTCTATGGTATGCTGGTGTTTCAACAGAGTATTCACTATCACCCACGAATTGATTTATGTCAGCAATAGTTCCAATCTTTAACTGAAGTGCACCAACATTCATTGCAGAGAATCCATATTCATCAACTAGATCATGAACACCCTCTATTTTCTTTTGTCCACCCCAGTCCTCTGGATACTGATGCAACTGTTTCAATATTTTAGAAACATTGATACCTCTTTTAATAACTCTAATATTAGCCAAAGAAATCCTCCAATGAACTTTCTTCTTGTGTCTTCCAACCTAGTGGTTCAATGACAATCTGTAATGCATCAAGGAATACCTTCTCAAACATCTTGTCATAATCTATGTATGTTTCTAATTTAAACTCTTTTGGCAGAACCTGAGGGAATGCAATCACATCTTCTTGGAAAGGATTCGGTGTACGAACATACACAAACTTAATCTTATCTCCATCACGGATTGGTTGATACTTCTTCTCAATACCCATACGCTTGCAGTGATGATTGAATAGCAAAGCACCACGAACATGGATTGGTGTTCCCTTCGTATAAATCGGACTGCCTGCATACTGCTTCAATCCATTCACACCTCTTGGGAAAGCAATCTCTTGAATCGGTAATTTATCAAACTCTTTTCTAAAGTCCATAACATATGTATGTAGATCTTTTTGATCCCCTGCGAGGATAACTTGAAGCGAATCACGCAACTTGTCACGAATAACCGCAGGTGTAGATGACTTGACCATCTCCAGACCCATAACTTTGATCTTAGGTTTCGCAAACTGAACTCCTTCCGAGTTGTGAACATTAATGACATATCGTTTCTTTGCAGTCCAGATGGCTTTGTCAGCAAGAACCTCTCGTTTCATAACCATCTTCTGTGAATACGCATTCATGTAATCTGATAGTTCGGTGTATCCTTGATCAATGAATGGCTGGAAAACATCTTCACAGATTTTATCCATGTACTTAATCTTGCCATTGGTATCTTTACCTTCGCAAACTTTCTCAATGAGTTCTTCCAATGTCAGATAGATTGAGTCAGTGTCAATCGCAATAACAAAGTCTTTACCCTCTGTCTTGAGAGTCTTGTTGAGGAATGCATTCAACTTGTTCGCCATCCAACGAATGGATAACTGACCAGAAGTAGTAATACCTTCTGCCATTCTAATATCAAAGTAGCGGAAGTACTGATTACCCATCGCACCATAAGCAGAGTTCAAAGCAATCTTCATCGCCATCTGCAGGTTATTCAATCGACTGATATCTTTTAGCAAATGCGACTTGGACTTATCGTTTTGATATTCCTGTTCAATCTTCAACATCTGTTTCTTAAACTTGGAACGATTCGCATACATCTCTTCCATCAACTCAGGCATGAAACCCTTAATGTCTTTGCGATATGTCCAACCATTCGCAGTCATGGCAAGGTCTCTTCGTTTCAGATAATCTGTGTCAATCTCTTTATTGAGTAACTTGTCAACAGTAACTGACAACTTCTCGGATGTCAGAGTTTCTGGACTGATGTTATACTGCATAATCAAATGAGGATACAATGAGTTCAAGTCAAAGGAAACAACCCACTTGTGCATACCAATCATCGGATCTTTGACATAAGCACCTTCGAACTGCGCATCTTTACCAGAGTATGCCTTCGCTGGAATGACAATACCTTTCTTACGGAGGTGATTGTAAATGATAGTGTCCCACATACGAACTTGAGAGTAAACATCTTCAGGATTAATCTTGGCATTGTATGCCATGGTCAGATGCAACTCAAGCAGACGCATCTTGTCTTCTAGTTTGTCAACCAACTCTACGTCATGAATGTTATATTCAACAAAGTCTTTCCAATAGTTTGTATAGAAATCTTTAAAGTCATTTCCTGGATTCTCTTTCTTTGCATCACCGAGTTCTTCACCAGCAATATAATCCAAACGATATGACTCTTGTTTAGTATATGTATATTTCTTATAAAGTTCGAGATAGTCCAGCTGAGAGATACCTAGAATGTCATAGTGAATCTCTTCGTTACCTTTGATGAATGTTTTGCGTTGGTTAACATAACCCCATGGACTAATCTTGTTGGCAAAGGTGTCACCTAACTCTCGCTGAATGCGATGAATCAAGTAGACATTATCAAAGAAGTCTGTGTTCCAACCAGTGATGACATCTGGATAGTTACCTTGCCACCAAATCATAAACTCTTTAAGAAGTTGTTGTTCGTCACGACAATTGACCATCGTAACATCTGGACGAGTAGATTTATACTCACCATACTTTGTTTGAGCAAAGGTAATAACTTTTTTGGATTGAAGATCCTTGATAGTGATTAGCAGAATTTCTTCGTTGGCAGACTTGATATCTGGGAATCCATTCTCAGTTTCAGTCTCAATGTCGATTGTGAATACTTTAATCTGTTCCATATCCCAGTTAACATCGTCTTCGTAGGTGTCACTGATATATTGATATGCGTAATTGGTGTTACCGTAAACTGGGAATCCTTCAACACCATCATAGCGTTTGAGAAAGTCTCGAGTCTCACGGATACCTCCAGGTTTTATTTCATCAACAAATGTATCTTCCAAAGTCTTCCATTTTGATTCAACCTTAGAAGTGACAAAAAGCGTAGGATAGAAATCTATCTTACGCTGATATTGTCTGCCATTCTGATAACCTCTAACGAGGATCTTGTCGCCCACTGGGTGGACGCTGGTGTAAAATTCCATTAAACTTGTTTTCCATACATAAGTTGCATTGCGTCAAGTGCGCAGTCGTGAACAGGATGATGCTTGATAACTTCGTGTCGTTTGAAAAGAGGATGATCCACTTCTACATAGCCATTCGTGGTTCCAAACATAATGTCAACTGCAGTTCTGACATCTCTCCACATATTATACCCTGTAATTTCTTGCAAGCCAAATTTAATAGCAAGGGAATCAATTGCCATCTGGTCTAATGAACCTCGTGCCCACATTGTTTGTTTATCGGCATTTGAGAATTGTTTCATGTAATCATAGAACTTTTGCATCCCATTTTCCACAGTCATGTCTTCATGGGATGGATCAAGAGAAGTCTTGCGAACATATTCGTGTTGACCTTTCCACCACTCAAGCGTGGACTTTGATGCAGTACGACCAACACCCATCTGTTCCTTGACATCGAACTTTACAAAACATGCATTGTCCAATAAGTCTTGATAGGTTGGTCGTTTCTCTGGATCAAAGTGAACCATAGCTGCAGAGAGAACCACACAATTGGATTCTACTCCCAGCGTTTCCACATCGAACATGAACATTAGAATCCTCTGCCTTCACCATCTTTAGTAAAGAATGATTTAATCTTTTGCTCTTTAGTCCAACCATTAGTATAATCATTATCTTCATCACAAAGAGCGATGGCTTCTTCTTCAGTAAGAACACGATGCGATGTGATCACTTCTGGTAATGCAAATTGAGAAAACTCTTTTGCATCTTCACAGGTAACATCATCCATGGCATACTCAGGATTAGTGGCAGGTGCTTCAACCATGTAACGCAGACGATATGACTGAATTGCTTCCACCAATACCCACACCGAACCTTCTTTGAGTTTAGTTGGTGATTCCAACTCTTCAATACGAGCAGTCAATACGCTAACAGCAGTATTGAAATGACCAGTACCCTCACTGTACGGATCGTAACGATCAAGTAGAACCTGTCGTTCTTGTTTCAACATATCAATATATTCTTTACTCATTAATCATCTCCTTAGTTAAACCCAACGAATTCTTCAATGCTTTCTCAGCAACTCTCAATCCATATTCCATCTCATATCTTTGTTGTCTCAACAATGAAATTTCACGAGATTGTTTTGTATTCTGTTCATACAACTCTGTGGTATCTTTCTTGAGTTGTTGAACCCAAGTAGTTACTTTATGAATAGTAACCCAAGTACCATCAGCAAGTTTGGTGTGACCATCACGAATGCGAAATTCATCAGTCCATCGATCACCTTCTTTATAAGATGGCATTGGTTCAAACAAAAACAATTCTTGTTGTTCTAATTTCTGTAGGAGAATATCAAAGTTCTTTTCAACCATATCTTTACCGTAAAACATTATTCATTCTCCTCATACTCATATTCTTCAGTACGACCAGCCATTGCTGCATGAATATCGCACATAGTACGATGCCAACCATCGGTGTATGTTTTTCCTGGAGCACCACATTCTTCGCATGTACGATAACTCATACTCTCAGCAAACGAGATAAAGTTGTAATGTTTATCAGTTGCAGCCTGAACATAGAATCGAAGTCCACCGAACTTCTCTTTTACTTGAACAGCAACTGGAACCTTACTTGCTTCTTCTTCCATAATTTGTTTACGGAGATCGATCTCACCCTGTGTGATAGTATCACCAGATGCATTACCATACATCTTCTCGCCAACTCTATCTTTGATAAAGTCATAGCGACTCTTGGCTGACAACCATTCGCTGCATAGTTTACCGCAAAGAATATCGATGATGTTATACCAACCATCACCACACTCAAGTCCCCAACACATGGCTGTGGTGCGCATATCTGCATTACGATCTTTGAAGATCAGCGGATACTTTGCACACAGTGCTTCGTCTAATTCTCGCTTCATAATTAACTCCAAGTCCTATGGTTTTCTGCCACATGCTCAAGTCCATCATATTCATGGATGTGCCATTCGACATCATCTGGAATTTCCAAGATTGCTAGTTCTGATGCCCAACCCCATGAATCTTTACCCAACTCTTCAATCACAGCAATCAAATCTGGATCATTGCGTTGTTCATAGAACTCATACTCACTTAGGTATGTCGCATCAGATTGTGGACTACCAGCTTTGTAATAGTCTGAATCATTTCCACGAATTGGATACTTAGCTGGCACTTTATCGAATGCGATACCTTTACGTTCAAGTAACTTCTCGAATGCGATATTTGAGATACCGAATCCACCAAAACATCTATTAATTACTACTTTCATTTTATTACCTTTGAATTATCTGCAACATCTTTGTCATCACGCAGTTCAATGAACACTGGGAGGAATAAAGATTCTTCTCCACTTTTGTTCTTGATCCTAGCATTATACTTCACTGCCACGATTTTGTCAACTAAATTTTCTTTCCAATATTGCTTTCGTTGTGCATCATTGAAACCAGATCCTACATTTACCTTTACAATTCCATCTGCGGATTCGCAAATAATTGCACCAAGCATTCCTACTGCTTTACCTTTGCCTTCTTCGACTGCAACGATTTTAAGATCGCATTCCAATTCACCTTTGAATTTAATCTGAGTCTTGCTTCGTTTGTCTTCCCATTCACCACTACCATCTTTAAGAATGATACCTTCGTATCCATCTGCAAGATAACCTTGGAAAATGTCTTGTGCTTGTTCTAGTGTTTCAACAATGGTTGATGTCACAGTCCAAATCTTTTTATTCTCTGACTTTTGATTGTTTACAATCTGTTCCAATGTCGAGAATCGTTTTGAATATGGTGTTAAACAATACCCATCAACAAATGCTACATATGGAATCAAATCCCAAACAGTGGCATGAACCTTTGCTGCATCTTCGGCAGAGATTGTACCCTTGTTTGCTTTGTTGAGGATACCATTACCTGTCTGGCGATCTGCGAACTGCATCGTCATGTCGTCCATAACCAATAACTCACCATCAAATACACAATCAACATTACCAGCAAGTGCAGCGAACTCTGCTTCTAGATTACCCAATAGCAGAATCTGTTTACCATTTCTGCTACGGAATTCTACCTTACCATCCCGAACAATGGCATTGAATCGCATACCATCCATCTTCATTTGTGCATAGGCTGGGAACTTAATCTTGTCAACTAACTTCTGTTCGAATGGACTGCATAACATACATGGGTATTCAGGAATCAAACCAGACCAAACTTTGTTGGCAGTCGATACATCAACACCACACTTCAAATCTTTGGAGATGATTCTCTCCAATACCTTAGCATCATCGGCTGATACGGATGACAGAAGCATACGGAGATATTCAATTGCTGCATTACCAGTGACAACTCTTTCCTTCAAGTCATACAATGCAAGCATGGCTTGATCAAGACTTGTTTGTTTTGAGTCAGTGGTATACTCAGGAATCTTTCGTTGATAGAATTGAGTAAATGGATCTAGTGCTAGCCGAATAACCTCACGCAGAGTTTCGTTATCGCTCTGTGCGTTTAATTGGTCGATCTTGAAATTGCGTGAGGCATTTTCAGCAAGACTGTTTAGAAATTCATTTATGTTCATTCATCACTCCATCAATATGTTTACACTTACCATGATATTTAAAACCGATACAACTACAGTACCATCCATTGTCTGACTTCTCTACAGTATAGACATGGTCTTTTGTACCTTTGACTTCCCAAATCTGATGAGTTGGCTCTTGTCCTTTAAAGTACATGTTGCGTTTAAGAACTTTGAATTTACGATAACGAGTATCGAATCGAAGTGGTTGCTTGAACATCTTAAAGTCTTGTGGATTGTTCCACATGAAATAACCATAAATCTTTTCCATATTTTCGGACATAAGATAAGTATGATTGGGTTGTCTGTATTCAACATCCCACTTCGTAATTTCTCTAGCGAGAATCATGCTGCTTCCCTGAAGTAACCATATGGCAGACCATTGAGGAAACAGAAGTATTCCCAGTCACCATCTGCTTGGCTGGCATCCATAATCCAGCGGAGAGCAGTTGCTCGATCCTTCGCACCCATACACATTGTGTTGGTGACATGCTGCTCAAATTTGGCAGTGGCTTCTGCTTCTGCTTCCTTGCGTGCGATCTCTTCACGCTCGATGACTCGACCAAGAGTTTCGAATTCAGCCATAAATTCTTCCTCAGTCCAATCAGTGGTATCGATACCACGAGGACGACTACCGTATGCATCCTTATACATATCCCAGTACTGGCACTGCATTTGTTCCAACACAGACATTTCTTCCCAAGATTTGAATTCGTTTGACATTTGCAATTCCTTTTCGATTTTCATACTACTATTATACCGCAATTCTGAATTAAAGACAACACTTAGATGCAACTCTTACGAGGGAATCCAGTCGCAAATCCAGAAGTCCCAGTGGACGCAGATCTTGTAACTTTACCAGACATGCGTTGCTTTGGTGCTTTGCGAGATTTTACAACTTCGATCGATCCACCTTTCTTCAAAAACAACTTTACTTGTTTTTCGGTTTCAGCACGGATCTCAGATTTTGATTTATAGAACATAATATATTTTCCTCTCAATTATTTCGACAAGTTCATAACACGACCATCATATTCCATAAAACTAACTTCAAATGGAATATAAACAATTTTGCCAACACGGGAATGTTTACCCTTTGGTTGAACCGCACCATCAAAAACATCTTTGGTGCAGGTAATTTTGTAAGCCATATAACCCATTTCATTGGTAATTGATTCAACATCACCTTCAACGAAACAGTCGTTACGACCAACCATAGGTTTGAAATCATAGCCACGAATCACATCACCAACAGAAGCAATCTTTGCATTCTTCAACATTTTCATTTCCTTTTCAATTTTCATACTACTATTATACAGCAAGTTGCAATTAAAGACAACAACTATCTGCAATAACCCTACGAGTCTGAGGGGATTAGAAACCCTTGTAGATACAGGGGTTTAGAATACGAAAAACCCTCTACGAGAGAGGGTTTAGAGGGAGGGCTAGGGAGAGCCTAGCAAGGGTTACAGACCGACTAAAGCAGACGCTGGAGCGATCTCTATCCCTGAACCGAATAATCGGTTGTATTCGTTGATCATTTTAGCCGATGGATTACCTTCGGTGGCGATGCATTGACTAAACAATTTCACCTTTCCTTCGGTATAAGGCATGTATGGCATCAATGCTAAACCAACACCATCTTTTGTTTGTTGCATGAGGATAGTTGCTGGTGCTTCTAATGTATATCCTAATCCTGTAACTTCTGCTTTACCAATTAGTTCTTCACCACTAATCAATTTAAATACTTTAATCTCTGTCATTTCAATCCTCTATAACAAGTTGTTCAATAAAATCTGCTGCATGATTTTGGTCACTAAAGTATTTAACTATTGTCCTTTCAAAATCATAACAATTCTGTGCAACCAACAATATCTGTCTATTCTTAAAGACAGAAATTTTGAGAACCCATTCGCCTCTTCGTACGGCAACGAATGAGATCATGTTGGGGGATAGTTTGGCTTTCATACAAGTATTTAGGGAGAGCCGAAACTCTCCCTACTTGTACGATTACTATTGGTTAGGGTTTGTTGGTATTTTACCGTTTACCCAATCCCAATCATCATCTGTCATTGGGATCCAATTGGTCATTTGCATTCTCCATAAGCAGCCATTAACTTCTGGGCTTCTTTATGTTTACCATTTCTGGCGAGATCTGCTGCTGTTTTAGCATAGCCAATTCCCTTCATAAGAACATAAATTGATCTGAAGAATTTTTTCATTATACTTCCTCAGTCAATAATTGTTTCTTACCAGCAGATTTAACTGGAATTTTCTTTGGTTTCTTTTCCTCTGGAATCAAACGCTCCAAAGCAATTTTAAGCATACCATTGAACAGTTCTGCGTTTTTGACTTCGATGTGATCATCAATAGCAAAGGCACGAGTAAATGCACGAGTGGCAATACCTTTGAAGAGGAAGTTATCATCTTCTGGAGTTGTTGCGTCAACATTACCCTTAACAATTAACTTACCACCATCGATAGTGATGTCGATCTCAGACTCACCGAAACCAGCAACTGCCAATTCGATTGTGTATGAGTTCTCATCATTCTTACGAATGTTGTATGGAGGATAGTTAGGAATATTCTTTGTCACATCATCATGAAATGTTTGCAAACGCTTAAATTGGTCATCGAAACCAATAAAGAATTTATCAAGGTCTTGTGGAAAGAATGCAGGTACGAAAGATTTAGTAACCATTATGATCTCCTTACTTAGTTGCGAATGCTTTTTTAGCATCAATTGAAGTTGCAGCTGTACCAACAGTAGTGAAAAAATCTACAGTTGATTTAGCGACAGTCTTAGCAAATGATTGCTGAGCATCGATATAAGTTTGGAGGGATTTTGCGACTTCATCGTTTTGAACGAATGTCTTAACGAATTGAGTCTTTGCACCAGAGATGGTGTCGATGGTTGTGTTGATTGCTGATAACATAGTGTTCTCCTTTTCAGCGAGTTAATTAAAATTGATACCCCGAAGGCATATCAGGTGCTGGTTACAACTCCAGCGACATCGTGCGTCATGTCTGCTTTAAAACGATTCGTAACTTAGTGGTCCTAAGGTGAATTTTTTAACGATTCATCACATACATAGTGATTTCGAATCCGTATCTCATTTCTACTGCTTCTGGTTTAGTCCACATATTAATCTCCTTAGTTATGTCCAAGACGGACACTTATACTTATTCCCCGAAGGCAAATAATACACTAAAGAAAATCATTATTTTAGACTAATTACCTAATTATTTATGCTTTTGGTGCTTCAGCAGCATTGTTCAATAGTGCTGCCTGTGGGTCACCTTGCTGTTTAATCTTACCGATTAATGCAACGACTTCCTCGAAAGGATGCTTACCCAAAACACGCAACACAGTGTTTACTTCTTCAATACTCAATTCAAGTTTGATCATTTTAGATTCCTATAAAATTATTTAGTTTTCTTACCAATGTTATATTTAGGAACAAGTTCCCATTCGTTTTTCTCTTTAAAAGAGACAACTTTAATTTGAGACAAAGATGCCTTTTGCTCAGACTGCGTTGGATGTAGAATCTTTAATAGATCCCAATCTTGCAATAAGCCAGCAATAGCATTTCTTCTCTCAATATCGCCACTCGTGATGTTAGATTCTTTACCATCAAGAGCAAACAATTCTTTGAAATGCACAATGAAGTATCTACCTTGCTTATGTAAAATATGGCAAGATTGATACAATGTGTTTTCTTTTCTGGAAGCAATCCCGATTCGGGTAAGTGTCTCACGAACCTTCAAAAAATTATCTGGTTCAGGTAATATCACTTCAAGCATCGACTCAGGAGTCCAGTCGTAATAAATCAATTCGACAGTCATTATTTTCCACCTTTGTATAATTTTTCTTTTATCATAACTAATTGATCCTCAGAGAGAACGCTGAGTGCTTCCACTGCCTTCTCATCAGAATAACCAAAGTATTCTTTTACAAGTCGAATCGATTCTGTCTCGGCATCTTTTTTATGCCATTTACTGAACCTTTTCTTCTTGGAGATACTATTTAGTAAAAAAGAAAATTGCCAATCCTCTGGGATACCTGCATTACGATTCATCTCGTTTGCATAAAGGACTGTATCGGGGAAATAAGATAACCCTCTATTAATAAGGAATGGTTTATAATCCTTACTTGCTAGTGGGTCTTCGAATAGGTCTTTCTTGGTCGTGTTAATTGCATTAATAAAGTCAAAAGGTGTCATAATATATCGCCATAGGATTCGGTATTAAAAGATAAAACCATCCTGTCTTTGGTTTGATTTATCTGGTGGTTAGAACCATGTTCGATCCATCCAGGAAATAGAATTAAATCTCCTGTGTTGGGTTTAAATGTAGACCATTCATAAGCATACTCAGTAGGAGTATCGCCCAACACAACGTATTTAATATATGGGTTAGGATTCTTTAAAACTAAATGACTGCTACTATCATCAACATTAATGTAAAGTGCTCCAGCAATCACAGACTTTGAATGAGTATGATCAATTAAAATACTACCTTCCTGCTGAGTGTTTGTCCAAGAATTTGTTATTCTAACTGCAGGAAAGTTATGTTTAATTTTATACTCTTCTATAACTACAGTCAAATTTTTAACTAGATCTTTTAATTCTGGAATGTTCTTAACTATATCAGATAAAATATCTTGGTTTAACGAGAAGTTTGATGCAGCTTCACCAACAAATGCTCCGTATGGTTCTAGTGGTTTATTTTGAATGTAGTTAAAGATAAGACCACATTCTTCTTTCGATAAGAACTCTGGAGCACGAATGACTAATGTTGGAAATAAATTATACGTTTCTGTGTTCATGAGTAAAACCCAGTTTGGGAAAGATTACTCTCGGCACATCCAAAAGATTTTCCAGGATATCGTTTTCTAAGATTAGTTTCTACTTCGTCTTTGGTTGAACCCTGTGCCATAAATTCATTGGTTTCTCTATCGTAAACATAGAATGTATTATTATGTTTTTCGATAGTGATTTGAATAGACTCTTCATCTTGTTCACTAGATTCTTGCAAACGATCAAGCAATTTTTCTGTGATTTGTTTAGCGTGTTCTTCTCTTGCTTTCCATCCAGACACTGCTCCACCGAGCCATACAATAAATGTATATACTACTAAAAGAATAAATTCCATGTTAGCCTCATTTGAATTTACAGTTAGCCATAACTTCTGTAAGTGCTGCCATAATATTTAGTTCATGGTCAGCTACAAATGCTGCTTTATACTGATAGTCAGCCAGTGTTAAAACAAGTTGAGGAATACTATTGGGATCCATATTGACAGATGCGGTATCATACAACTCACGGAATAGACTTGTCGTGTCTGCATCAGTTTGTTTGGCAACCCACTTACGCACTTCGGTAAAGTTCTTATCCTTGAGTAACTTAACCAAGTCTTTAAATGACTCTTCTGACATATTAAGAAGAATGCCAGAGTCGATCTTACCAGATACGGAATAGCGTTGGAGTTCATTTAGAATCCTACGATAGTCAGGGAAGTGTTTTGTGATTAGTTCGGCAACTACTTTAGGATCGAATTCGATGTTCTCTTGTTTGAGAATCTGAACGGCTCTCTTGAAGAAAGTTGCAGCGATCTCTTGTTTGTCTTTTGAATCAATCTTGAATTCAATCACAGCACAACGACTGTGGAGTGGTTCAATGATACGATTCTTAAAGTTACATGTGAAGATGAAACGACAGTTGCCAGAGAATTCTTCAATAAAAGATCTCAATGCAGGTTGAACCGATTGAGCATTCATGTAGTCTGCTTCATCAACGATAACGACTTTCTTGGCATCAGTAAGAGATACGGTAGAAGCAAATCCCTTAATTGTAGTTCGAAGAACATCAATTGAACGACCTTCATCAGATCCGTTTACTAGGATATACTCAGCACCGATTTCGTTACATAGTGCTTTTGCTACTGTAGTTTTACCTACACCTGCTGTTCCTGAGAATAGGAATGAGGGTAGTTCACCTTGTGTGATGTATTGTTTGAATGTATCTTTAAGTGCCTGTGGTAGTACACAATCATCAATCTTCTGTGGACGATACTTTTCTACCCACAAGAATTGGTCTTCACGACTATCAATCATAATAACTCCATAATAAAAAGAAGAGAGTAATTATACTCTCTCTAAAATCAAAATTCAAATGTAGAATCTGCTTCAACTGCTACATAATACACCAAGTCAGTATTTGGTGATTTGAAACGAGAGATCTTCTTGCTGGAAATGCTAACATCGTAATCTCCAGGAAGCATCTTTAGATTCTCAACTTTTAAGTTTACCTTAAAAGTCTTATCGGTATCGCCAACTGGTTCGCTGAAAGAGTTACCAGAAGCATTCTTTTTATCGCCAACGACAGCAACTACCTTACTGCCATCACCAACGATTGATACATCGGCTGCACGAAGGACTGAAGAAGTTTTCTTAATCATATCCAACATACTTGAAGACATGCGGAAGTTAATCTCTGCTTCAGGGAATGTAATTGCTTTCTGAGGAGCAGTTAAGTTCGATGCATCAGCTGCAAAGAATTTGATATTCATACTACCTTGCTTGATAGAAACATACTTGTCTTGGAAGTCCAACTCTGGATCTTCGAACAAAGACATCGCACCTAGAAACTCATTGAGGTCATAGATGGCAAAGTCTGGAAAGGTTTCTGTCACTGTGGCATCTGCCATGACATTCTTCTGTCCTGAGATTGTTGCTAGTTTGTTACCTTGCTTCAAGAGAAGATTGCTGTTGATGCCAGCAAAGTTCTTGATTAGGTTTACAGTTTCTTTAGATAATTTCATAGGGTTTCCTTTTCAAATTGTACATTACTATGTATAAAATATTATACCTCAGAACGAGGTATTTGACAAATTTATTTTGATGTTACTTTTAACTCTAAACCGATTGCAGTCAACCAAGTGTTTAGTCGTTCAGCCACAATTGATGGATCTTTTGGATTAGTAAAATCAATGTTCATATCCATTACAGTATCACCAGACTGGTCTTCACGAGAGTTGTATCGTAAAGAAAAGTCTTCATTTATTTTCACATTCTTAGCCATAATTATTCCTTAGAGTATTTCACATCGTGTTCGTGCAAGAACATTAAGCAACACATTGCGTGTGCTAGGTGATTCTTTCCAGTTTCGGGATCGTTTTGCTCTCCCTCTTTCCATGCCCACAGATGTCTTTGCATCGCATCAAAGTATCTACGCTTTGAATCTGGAACATGCTTCCAATTATCTGGTTCGTATTTCTCCGCCCCAAATGTTAGAATTTCTACAGTCGCTTTTAATGCGAGTGGTGGCAGTAAACCATATTGTAGTTTACCACCATCAAATTTACGACCACCTGTGGTGGCATTTTGCGATTTCTTTACGTCTTCTTTAGTTGCCATTATTCAATTTCCATTACAAAGTTGATAACAATTCTTCTCTTGTTAAGAATTGGATTAGATGCCCTATGATCCATTATAGATTTAAAATAAAACGCAGTTCCTTTTTTAGGAGTGCATGTTACAATATCATTCCCATCATAAACAACAGTATCACCATCAGAATCTTCAACATAATATACCATAGAAACAACACTGGTACATGGTGAATCTTTTGCTATGTCTGTATGTATTGAATTCTGTATCTGCTCTTCTGTTACTTTTAGTTGAGTCAGTAAATTTATTTTTATTCGTACTAAGTTTACAATTTTAAAAGAAGTTTGTTCTTCAAAAGATTGTATAATAGGTTTTAATGATTCAAATATTGGTGAAGATATATTGTTATCTTTTAATACTGTATGGATAAATTGGAATCCATCGTCTCCACCATTACCATATTCACCAGTAGTAGAATCATTATAGTACCATGGAAAATTCGCACTCGATATTTCTTCAGAAAGTTTATCCTGTAGTTCTTTTGGAATTATACTTTCTATAATCATAATGATATGACAAATGGACACTCAGTTAAGAATGTCCATTTATAACTCACTTAATTAGGCTGTACGAGTAAATACAGTAGAACCAGCATAGCGGTTAGCCAAAGAAACCATTGCACGAGTTGGTTTACCGATGCGGTATTTAACCACTTCAGTGCCATTTACAACTGCTGGGTTAGAGTAAACACAGTAACCTTGCTCACGCAAGTTACGGATTGTGCTTGCAGGATGTGCAATACCGAAAGAGGACTTGATCTGCTTAGCAGTAAAAGTCTTGCCTTTTTGTAGGTGCGATAAAAGAAGTTCTTGCTTGGACATTATATAATATCTCCATAATAAACAGCCATCAAATGAAAAAATCATCTGGGGCGATGGCAGTACCCCAGATGACAGATAAAACTCTAATTAAACAGTGATGCCATTCTCACGTAGGATTGCATTGAAGTCTTCTGCTTCGTCATTGAATTCAGCAGACTCATCAACAATCTTTTGAAGACGAGACATTTCCATCTTATCTTCAGTGGCAACTGCAGTCTTAGCAGGTGCTTTGACTTTAACAGTCTTGGCTTTCGCAAGTTTCGCAACTTTCGCTTTAGCCTTAGCTACTTTTGGAGTATTCTTCTCAGCCAATTCTTTGGCATAAGCAGACAACTCGACATCAGTAGGAATCGGCAACTGGTATACACCACGCTCGATTTTGTTTTTATTGAACAACCAATTTGGGTATCCAATCTTTTCACCCTTCGCACCAGTACGCTGGTCACGAATTGCATAATAAATTGCAGCACATTCCTTCAGAGTAATCTGAGGAGCATTCTTGTACTGTTTGTTGGACTCAAGAACAGCCACAACAAAACGCTTTTGAGACAAAGTCAAGTTTGCAAATTTCAACATAATATATTTCCTTTTAAAAGTTTCACAAAAATTTCTAACTAACAGATACTATTATACTACAATTCCGAATTAAAGGCAAGTTCTTTTTGTAATAACCCTACAAAGTTGCAGGGATTACTAAAGTATTACTTTTAGAAGGGAATCTCGTCGTCTGGCTTAGGTGTTTCTACTGCAACAGCCACTGGTTCAGGTTGTGGGTTTGCAACTTTATCGAACAAGTCAATGAATGCAGCTTTTGTTGCAGCATCAAAACGATTGCAACACAACTCAACTGCTTTCATACGATCTTTAAAAATCGCAAAGGCACGAACAATATGGATCATACGACGAGTCGTAATTGTTTCATCCACACCACCATCCTCGAAAGTGCGACGAATTGCTTCAGCCCACTTCACGAGTGTCTCTGCAAACTCGGCATCTAGACAGCCATAAGTTTCCATGAGATTCTTAATAATCTTAACTTCGATTTTCGCATTTGGATATTCCTGTTCGAATGTAACAGCGAATCGCTCCAAGAATGCTTCGTTCAAGACGTTTGTACCGATGTAACGACCATCGTCTGAACCCTTACCCTTAGTATTGGCAGTTGCAAAGATGTTGAATCCTTCTGCTGGAACAATCATCTCATTCTTGAGTTTGAAGTAATATGGCTTACCCTCAAGAATCGGTTGCAAGCAAAGTAAAGTATTTGCTGAACCTGCATCGATCTCGTCAAGCAAGAGTGCAGTACCATTGCGCATGGCGATAAGGACTGGACCCTCTACAATCTCCACATTACCATCTTCCAAAGTCTTGGAACCGATGAGTTGTTCTTCGTCTGTCATCATGTTGAGGTTAACACGAATCAATGGACGTTTGTGTTTGGCACAAATCTGTTCGACCATTGTTGACTTGCCATTCCCAGTTGGACCAGAAATATATGCAGGATAAAAGATACCAGACTTGATAATGTTTTCCAAATCGGTGTAGTTACCGAATGGAACAAAGTTGCTATCTTTCCTCGGGATCAACGCTGAGATGTCAGAGTAGTCTACCTTAAAGGATTCTTGTTTCACAGGTTGTGCTTTCAGTGCAGTGTTTCCAACAACAGGGGTTGCACCACCATCAATAGCGTACAAACCACGACCAACTTTATTCTTCATAAGCCACAGAGGATACTTCTCTGTCTTTAATGCTTTCATAACATTCAAAAGTTCTGGACGACTCACAGTGCCTTTAGTTGCAGTGTCAGGGTACATTTCTTTCATCTTTGATTCAAACGAATCACGGAACTGGTTATCAGTTTTTGCCATCACATTCTCCATAATAAACTACACTTTCACAAATTCATAACGACTATTATACTGTAATTAACAATAAAAGTCAACACTTATTTTTCCTTGTAGATACAAGGGTCTTAGGCTACTAATCCAACGAATCGGTTGAGTAGGACTCGGGAAGTCTTCTTTACATTCAAGAATTTACCGAAATTCCTTGCAATCGCTTTTGCATTCGCATCTGCTTTTACATCTAACTCACCCTCTTGAATCTTGGTTGAGGACTGCGGGATCAGGAACAATTCGTCACGACCAGTATTTTTTACTGATGCAAATCCTTGTGTTTTAAATTGTTTTTTCCATGCTTCAACTAGTGCATACATATCGCCATTGTAGTTAGGTAGATTTGATTGCAAGACACCACGCAAATCACGACCACGATTCTGACAGATATGGAATCCAACCATTGCAACATTATAGCGATCTTTAATCATTCGAAGAATCATCTCAGTTTGATTACCAGATAGACGACCAATTTCGTAAGTCTTCTGTGTAACTTCATCTTTAATAAAGTTCTTGATTTTGATTCGTTTGTACATACCATCAACAACTTCAGTACGAGAGTCATCGAAACGACCATAAGAATACGTATTCAATGAACCACCTTCACCATCGGTAAGAGTGATGAAAGTTGTTTTCTCGATATTGTTATTCTTGATAAATGTACCCAAAGTATTATAGCAATATACCAATGCTTCATTTAATGGAGTACCACCAGTGTTATAACCTTCATTCCAGTGGAAACGATAGTCAAGGATACGACGAGCCATTGAATTGAATTCACTGCTAGTCATTTTGTTATTAAAGAATTCTAACAGATGGAATCTGTCTGCACAGTCAATCAAGTTATTTTCTTCTCGCCTTGCAGTTCTCCAAGCATGATATGATTCATTTTCTGCTTGAGTTCGAGTTATCCTGTCATTATAGTCAGTGGTGAATGCAAAGACACGATATGGAATCTGAACACGATTACAGAACATAGCCAGATTAATAACCTGCTTCATTGTATCTTTCAATACCTCATTCATTGAACCAGACCAGTCAACAAGAAGAATCATACCATGATTCTTACCTTGTGGTAGAGAAGTCACACGCTTGAACAAATCGTCTTGCAACTTATATGCATAGACTTTCTTCATGTCCAATGAACCAATCTTTGATATCGTTGCACGCTTATGTAGTTGAGCAGACTTTTTCATCTCGAATTCTTTCACGAGATAATTAACAGTACGAATTGATTCGGTTTTGAATTGTACAAAATCTAAATCCTCTGCTGCATGAAAAGCAGTTCGTTGTTCATCACTCATATTGCGAGTGCGGTAGTCAATCGTATCTGGACTATCAACTGACCATTTTTCAGGTGATTTAGTTTCATTGAGGACTTGTTTGTAGCCAATAACTGGATCTGTAAAATAGTCTGTATCAAATTTCCAATATTTGTATTCAGTGGAATCGTCAGCAAGGTCTTCCAATTTGTTTTGGAATGCTCTTTCTGTTTTTGATTCTAAGTCATCACCCTCTTCTGACTTGTCATCATTTTGTAGATTAGATGATTTATTCTGTTTTGATGGTTTCAGATCTTCATCATTACCACCATCTTGTTCTTCAAAGTCATCATCGCCATCGATGTCAAAGTCACCATAAATTGGATCTTCGTTTTCATCTTCGTCATCACCATCTTCTTCCTGTTCTTGGAATTTGGCATTTTGTTTACGCTCTTCGGCTACTTGTTTGGAATATGCATAGATATCGTTTGCTAATGCAATGATTTCATCGACAGTCTCAGTGCGTTCAGCACGATTCACAAATACCTTTTCGTCAGGTGTGAATGTTACACCACACTGGAATCCAGCCTTAAAGTAGAGATTGATTTTGTCGATGAGTAACAAGTCGTCAAAGTTTTGAACTTGTTTCGTGCCAAAGAAGTCACGATCATTGAGTTGCTTATATCCTTCGTTCATGCGTTTGCGCAATCCTGGATATTTGCGTTTGATAAGTTTCTCGATACGAACATCTTCTAGGACATTCATGTATGAGTGTAACTTAGGGGTATCCCTTAGTGGTTCAAGATAGTCATCGTTGGTGTAAAGGGCATGACCCACTTCGTGACCAACTAACATATCTTCAATTTCGGGAGTCATATCTTTCCACATCGGCAG